GCATTGCGTTCATCTTCTGTCTTAATTGATTTGTGAAAACCAAAGTGATTTTCTGTCTACCAATAAGATTTGTGATTTTACGCATTGCTTTGGAAATGATAATTGCTTTATCAGTAGCATAACCATCTTTACCATAATCAGCTTCCATCTCCTTTTCAGTTGATGCTGCTGCTACCGAATCCACAACGATTGTTACATACCTATCTTTCGATGAAACTCTCACCTTTTCGATAATAGTTTCGGTATATTCAAAACATTGTTCAACAGTCTCAGCTGCTACATACAATAATTTGGCTGTATCTACTCCAATGGCTTCTAAGAATTCTCTACTTACGGCGTTCTCCGTGTCAATCAATACAGCGATACCACCTAACTTTTGTGTTTCGGCAAGTAAGTGTGCTGATACTAATGATTTACCACTTTGTTCTAATCCCGTAATTTCGGTAATTCTACCAACAGGCAAACCCCCATAAGGTCTATTAGAGATTGCCACATCCAACATTGATGCTCCGGTTGATACCCAACCTTCTACATTTGTAGGGGAGTCATTGTTGTCCAAAAAGAATGCTACCTTTTGGTCTTTTGCTTGTTTGTTAAGAGACTCGGCAAGTACTTCCGCCAAGTCTATTTCCTTAGTTGCTTTCGCCATATGTTAACTTATTTTATTAATTGAAAAGGTCATCAAATGCCGCTGCTACATCATCTAATTTCTTAGAAGGTGCTGCCGCTGGTTTTGATGGAGTTGTATCGAATGGTGCTTCATCTTCATCGTTACTAGCCGTTGATGATAAAGTTTCAGCTGATGCTGATTTTTCATCTTCGGAAGTTCCAGATGGATTCAACCAACCTTCTAATACATTTTTCAATTCTGCATAAGTTAATTCTGAATAAAGTTCAGTAATTTCCTTTTGGGAATTTAGATACTTATCCGTTTCTTCTTTTGAAGTTGCCAATGGAGTTTCCTTTGGTTTAACACGGATAGTTGTTACAGGGTAAGAAGTACCACTGTCTTCAGCTGATACTACTTCAACAGTAATATCTCTACCTTCATTTGGGTCAGTAATATCACCATAATCAGGATCCGCCATATAACCAAGAATCTCTTGATATACAGTTTTACCAAAGCCCCAAAATTTTACACCTTCACCTTCTTCACCTCTTACCAATACTGGTACGAATGTTCTAAGTTTCGGCTCCATTTTTTTAGCAGCTTTCCAATCTTCCTTATCACCCATTCTTTTAAGTTTGTCAGCAAACTCAACAATTGGGTCAGGTCTACCGAATGACATCGGAGATAGATAAGTTTTGTTGTTTACGTTGTAGTGAAAGTACAATTCAATGAAAGGATTCTCTTTGTTGAATTTGTAAGGGACCAAACGAATAGTGTGTTTGCCCGGTGCTGGTTTCCAAAGTTCTACAGTTGTTCTTTGGGTGTTTTGCAGTTTGTTAAGTCTGCTCTTAATTGCGTCTAAATTAATAGCCATGTCTTTTAAGTTTTAAGAGTTTAAGGTTTAAAACATACGTTTTAAGGTTGGTTTATAGTGTCTTTCCTACACTTCCGTTACACATATAAATATAATGGAAACACAAATATACGAAGAATACCTGATATTTCCAAATCTTTTTTTTTTGATATATTTTTATGGTAAATGATATCACAAATATACGATAAATTTGTGACAATAACAAATAAAAAAATACTTTATTGTAAACCGATGTATATCTTTTTATAATCTACAGCCAATATAGATAGTACACACATAGTGAGGGAAATCACAGCACAGCCGAGCTCATTCTCAGGCCCAGCAAATGGAAGTATGTTAGGTAGGGGACCACATAATATACCCCAGCCTATTAGACCGGATATAAGAGAGGTGAGTATTAATTGCCAGTTTTTCATCTTAGTTTATAGCTATATAAAGTTCCACAATCATCATCATCAAGATCGTCCTCCACCACTTCGATACCCCCACCTATAAGGTCTTGTAGCTTTTGTAGATTTACTCGCCTCCAATAACCAAATCGAAGGTACACATCGTTTGAGCCTCCACACACTTGTGATAGGTCATACTCACCAAACTCGGAGCGTATTAGGACTAAAGTATCTGCGTCTATTCTCATATATAAGGGGTTTTTATTTTTAATCTACTGGATAAAATTTTATACTCAATATCACATTATCGGGCTTTGTAGCCAATAGGGATTCTACATATTCATTAGCCCTCTTTCGTGCACCAAAGTGTCCAAACTCCATCACATCGTAAAAAGCTAAGGTCACTTTGTAGATGTGAGTAGGAAACTTACCACTACCATAGTGCACCCTATGTTCAATGTTACTACGTTTTACATTGGGTAGCTTCATTAGAGAAGTGATTCGGTTAGAGGAAGCGTTGACGGTGAAGAAATCAAAATCGTTCATATATAAGGGGTTTAGTAGTTATTAACACGTTCGATAGCTTCTCTTAATATCTTATTTAATCTCATATCAGCTATTCTATTGATTCGATTGTTTTCTTTTCTTACTATTGAATTCTGTTTCTTAACGAGCTCATTCAGAACATCAACGATGGTATTCCTATCCTCACCTATCACAGCTACAGTCCACTTCACATTATTGATACTAACTACCTCACCAAGCTCTCTTTGAAACTTTGATTCGAAGTACTGAACTCCAACCAATTTCTCATTTTGTATTCTTACTAATCCTAATTTCATATTTTTAAGGGGTTTTAAATATTATCGTTTTACTACACTATAAACATACGAAAAAGATTTTACATATCCTAGTCTTTTGTGAATTATTTTTTTAAGTAGGTATTCACATATTCGGTCTGAGTCATTGTTTTCTCAGTACCATTGGGAAATAATACCCGAACTATCATTTCTCCATTTGATAGGTAACGGGCAGTGATTTGGGGAGTCATCATATTATTATAGTCTAATGTATAATTCAGTAAATTCAATTCTGTCAGTAATGTGAGTGGGTAATCCCATCTGCTTCGCCATTTCTAGCATTTCACTATAAAAGTATCCATCCCATATACCGCACAACATATTGTATAGAGGGGTATGCCAACTTTCATCTCTAGCAATGTGGTAATCTTCCACCATTTGGATGGTAGTGGAGTGAAAATCCATCATTTTTTCGGAGAACAATTCGTGGCGGTTAAATCTTACAGTATTCATATCGTTATCGTTTTATTACATAGTAAACATACGAAGAAAGTCCGATATAAACAAGCGTTTATGAGAATAATTTGTGACAACTTGTGTCAAAATAAAAAAGGGAGAATTTTTAGTTTCTCCCTTTTTAGTTATTTTTTAATTATTGATTTTAGTTTCGTTGATTGTTCTCTCATATATGGTTTGTCATCAAATACGGATTGAATCATATTTGCTTCTTTATGGAAACCATTCATTCTTAAAGTGAATGCTATACCATCTGCTGCATCAACTCCATCCCACCCTGAAGATGCTGCTACTTTTCTAGCAAATTCATGTGTACCATCCTCTCCACCCCAATATTCCGAACTATCTACTCCGTTAGTTCTAATATCCGCCATTTTCTCTTTATACTTAGGGTCATCCATTGATGGGTAATTTACTCTCTTAGCCCATTCAGGTTTTCCTTCAATCTTTGATACCAATTCTCTTGCTTCATCGTGAAAATTAGCATCAGTTAGTGCTTCAACTGCTGCTTGATACATTGCTTTTTGATATCCATCTTTACCCAACTTTTGTGGAGTAATTCCAAATTCTTCTGCTTTTTTCTTAGCTTCTTTGTTTACAGTAGGATTACCTTTTCTAGCTTCTTTTGGTTTAGAAGCAGGTGCTTCGGTGTTTCCTCCATCTTGAGAATACTTTGCGATTATATCTTTTGCGTATTTGTTACCAGGATTACCACTAACGGCTGTCATAAAATCCATTGGTTTTAGCTTTTTAGAGTTTAATGCATCTGATATTTTTGAAAGGTTTACACCATTCTCATCAGCCCATCCTGCTACTGCTTGAGCTCTTAAACCAGTACTTGCTGCGATTGATTTAACAGTTGCCATACTATCTGATTTAGGTTCACCACCTCTATCTTTTGCGTAATCTCCACCAAACATATCATTTGGTTTTGCAGCTCCTTTAGATGCACCACCTTTTTGGGCTTTAGGGTCTTCGTGAGAACCAGCTTTGATTGCTGCATCGTATGAATCTTTTGACTTGAAGTGTACTAACTTTCCAGTTTCTTTACTTCTTGCTTTAAAATCTTCAACTTCAAATAGTCTTTTTAAACTTATGTTTGCCATTATGTATTATTATATCCTATAAATATACGAATTTTTATTTACATCCCCAAATTCTATGCCAATAAATGATAGTATTCTTTGAAATGTTTTATTCTATCCGGTAATCCAATAGTACCACCATTTACTCTTTTAGTGATTGATGTTACTACTGCATCGGTTGCTCCACCATCAGCCATCTTATGTAATCCGTTTTTAGAGAAGAACCAAGCTGCTGAAAGTAATGCATATTTAGATGCCACTACATCGGGATTTGATAAAATATCTTCACCGATTGATTTACCAAATGCAGTGTAGTTTTCTTTACCTGTCAATTGGATATATCCTCTACCTCTGAATTTGTAGCCTTCACCAGTTGATTCAGGTCCGTTACCCATTCTACCACCATATACTTTAGATGCAATCTTTTGTGGGTTTCTAGCATATGGAGCTGCAGCTGCTTCAGTTGGAAAATATTTCTTAAAGATACCTGCCAATCCTTTTGCTGAATAGTTTAAGTTTTCTTGTGTTGCTTTGAATCCACCACTCTCATGTCCACATTGTGCTAAGAAGTGTGCCAATCTTAATGGAGTATTAATTTGGAACTTAGCTGCTGTATCAGGAATCATTTGAATTACTGCATCAGGAATATGTCCCTTTAATTTATCCAATTTCAATCCACCTACCGGTGCTATTGGAGCAGGTGTTGTTGGTGGAGTATTCTCACCTACAATCATCGCCCAAGTTTTATCACCTACAATGCCATCTGCAGGTAGTCCGTGTTTTGTTTGAAATGCTTTTACAGCTTCTTCAGTTTTTGGTCCAAAATTTGTTACTGCTGGTGAAATTCCTAATTTCTCCTGCATTAATTTCACATTTTCGTTGTTATCGCCTTTTTTTAATAACATTGTAATATTATTTATGTTCTTCAGTTATAACTTCTTTTCCATCACCAAAGTCAATTACTTCAAAAACTCTTGTTTGAATTTTCTTAGTTCCTTCGGCGTTTGTTAATATGATTGAATTCTTAAACTTCTGCCAATTAATGACAAATGAATTATCTAATACACCACCATTTTCCTCTTTAACCAATTCGTTAAGAGCATTAATAGTGTATAGTGAATTAGATTCCTTCTTTCTATGTATTAGGATTGTATTTTCCAATGGAGTATCCGGTTGGAAAGCTGTATCTATATTATATGTAATAAATAACTCATCCAAATTAGATTTGTTTTGTAAAATATAAATGTAGTTATACACTATATGATACGTTTCTCTAATTTGTTGTAGAGTATTTTGTAACTCTCCTTTTGTTGTAAATGTACAAAGTAACTGTGTCTTCATCCTCTTTTCGTTTAATTAACTATAAATATTAAAAATCAAAAGGAAGGATAATTTTAACAATTATAATTACATACGCTTTTCTTCATTGTGGAATCTACCAGCACCAGGATTACTACTTCTACCATCTAAACTAAATCCAACATTAAATTCAGGTTTTGGATATGCTAATATAGTTACACCATTTGATGAATTAATACTTATTTTACGTTTTCTAGCTAATTCAGCACCACCGGTATCACCTTTTTGTGATAAAACACTATCATTGCTGAAATCCTGAACATCTACATTATGGTTATATGCTTCATGTGATAAGAATGTATAATAATAATAATTTTCTAATCTCATTCGTATTTTCGCCATAGTAGCTTCATCAACCGGCAATCCTTTTTCTTTTCTTTTTTGAATTAAAGTATTTACGGCTTCAGTAATTGATTGGTGTGCCGCACCGCAGGTATTACCCTTTGGTAATGGTTTTGGACAGTTTTTAGGGTCCGTCAATCGATTTTCTATATTTTTTATAAATGTATCGGATACTCCCAAATTCTTAGCCTTATCAAGAATATCTTTTCTATATTGTTTATGGTGAGCTTGGTGTTGCTTCATATCCGCTTCAAGTGGTAAATCATATATGGCAGAATGTGATTCTGATATTTCAATTACCGCTTGTTTCTTTTTACCATCTTTATCATTTTTATATGTAGATTTGTTACATTTAGATGTTAATGCACTTGCACCACCTACACCTTTTTTAACACTTCTACCATCCAATGTTACAACTTTTCTTTCATTATTACCATCTGAAATTGTAATTACATCTACGGTTTCCAATGTTGTACTTTGTGGTAATAACGCACATTTACCATTTTGAGTACCTTTGCCACCATCGTGCATTTCAACAATAGCTGTATAAACTTCTGCAAAATTTGCCCATGCTTCTTTTAATGAAGGGTCTCCCTCGTGATTGGCAATATCAGAAAATATACCCTGATATTCCGTGAACCATTCTTCTGGATTTTTGTTAGGGTCTTTTTTTGAAAAATCACTCAATTTTTGAATAAGTGATAAAGTTTGTTCGTCTGCTATATAATATTTATCTGCCAAACCTTTTAATCTGTTTGCCATACCATCGATAGCCTGTTGAATAACGATTACTCTATTTTTAGGATTATCTGGAATTACACCATTATCCATATCAATGAAGTCCATATCTCCCGCCTCAATTTTAGATGCATATTCATTAAGATTTCGATTATTTCTCATCCTAAGTTCTCTTTCTTCTTTGGATATACCCTTTTCATTAGTATCCTGTTTTTGTATAACCAGTCCTCCAATTGTTACACTGCTTACTTTATTATTACTATCTTTTTGAACACTTGCTATATTTTCTCCTTTCTTTGTTTTAAGTATTTTTGTTTTTCCACCCTCATCAACAAAGGTTTGATTTGCAGTTGATTTTTTTCCACCAAATGTAGTTGCGGATACCTGAACTAATCCTGCGTTTTCCATAAATTTTCTAAATTCGGAAAATACAACGTTAGCAGCTCCTTTACCACCAGTTTCTTCTTTTACTCTTTTCTTAAAATTGTTTGGTTCAAGTGCTATATAATATTTTGAAGTATCAGGATTTGCTTCAGTTGGTTCAGCAACTCGTATCCATCTCGCTGCAAGTTTCTTTTCGGCTGCATTAAGTTTTTCTCCGTTAAAAACTTTTTGCATAATAACATTAACTTTTCCTAATTCATCCGCATATGGATTTTTTTTGTTTTTAGATTCTTTTTCAAAGTAATCCAATATATTTTGCTTTGAACGATTCACTTTATTTTTTTGGTCAGCAACTTTACCTTTATCAGGTATAGAATTCATTAAATCACCCAATGAACTTGCTTTTTTACCTTTTGGTTCTTTATCTTTTTCAATTTTATTTAAAGCATCTTTTTCTTTACTTACTCTAGCTTGTAAATCTTTATCAGTTGCAACGGTTTGAGGTGGAGTTGACGGTTTTGATGCAGGTTTTTGATTTTTATTTTTTTCTGCCTTTTCTTTTGCCGATAAGGCTTTCATACCACCATCAACCGTTTTGTGGGTAATTTCACCACCCGCTTTTTTGGAATAGTATCCGCCACCCATATGATAATAACCAGGATATTTTTTAGATTCACCTTCTTTAGCTTCTAATTTAATTTCAGAAATTATTTCTTTTATTAATGATTCTATTTTCATTTCATTTGTATTTTTACCTTCTTTCTTTTCATTATATGAATCAACCATCTGCTCCATCATTTCAGGAGTGATTTCCATTTCTTCAAGTCCTTTAGAAACCATTTCGGCAAATTTAATCATATTCGCATCGGTTTCAGCTTCACCATCCGCATCAGCAAATACGGCTGCTTTACCAACTCCTTTTAGAAGGGTCTCACCGATAACGTGAGGTATAAACTCCATTGCTACGTGCTTTCCAAACGCAGCAACACCATGTGATAATCCACCAAATGCAGCACCGAATACAGCAGTAGTTACTACTTTAAACATAACTGATTTAAATGCCTTACTTTCATGTTCAGATATTTCCTCTCCTTTAAAGAATTTACCAACCGCACTTCCCGCTGCTTTAAATTCTTCAACTTCATGTTTGAATCCTTTTTTAACTGCTTTCCAAGCTCCAGCTGCTTTATCTTTTAAGGCCTGTCCTAAACTTCTACGTTCTTTTGAACCAGGTGCTCCTTCATTTCTATCAAAGAATGCTTTTTCCTTTTCAGTCCATTTTGATATTTTTTGTCTTATCTTATCAGTAAGTTTTGGAGCAGATGTTGGTGCACTTGGCGGCGGAGGCGGTGGTGGAGGTGGTAGAACTGCTCCTGCTTTTTTAGTTCCAGGAGGAGGTGGCGGTGGTGGCGGTGGAACTGCTCCCACTTTCTTTCCAACCGGAGGAGCTGCATTTCTTGGTGCGTCTCCAGGAGAAGGTTTAGTATTCCATCCTGGTTTTGCATTTTTAATCCAATCAGGTTCTTGCATTGGTTCATCTCCCCATGCACTTTTATTTTTAACTTTTTCGGCATCCCATCCTGGTTTTGTATTTTTCATCCAATCAGGTTCTTCCCATCCTCCTCCTTTTGATGCCGCTGCATCTGCCGTTGCTTTTTCTTGATTTTTTGGGTCAATTGTTACTAATTTTACAGTCTTTCCTTTAGAAGTTTTTTTAGTTACAGCTGCTTCAAACAATAAATGAGAAAAATTAATATTGCCTTCAATTAGTACCTTTTCAACTACACTTTCACTTGCCATATATTGGGCAGGTCCATTGGGTTTATCCGAATAATACCCACCACCTACACTATATACAACACCACCATCTTCTTCTGATGGCTTTTCTGGTTTAGGTAATTTTTCATTTGGTGTTGTTTTCGATGTTTCCTTTCCTTTTCTGGTCATTTTATCCACCAAATCAACGTGGCTTTCACCTGCAATAGTAATAGGTATTTTACCTTTTGCCGTTAGTTCTTTATTTTTTTCAATTAGATTTTCATCTCTTATTTCATTAAATGCAACTTGAATATCATTTATCTTTGTTGGTTTATCACCATTATCTTCTGGGAATGATAATCTATAAAGGGTATCTATATCCTGTTCGGTTGGGTTATCCCAATTTTCTATTTCCGGGAATCCAGCTTCTTTTGCCGCATCATTTAAGAATTGCTTACCATCATCATCTAAGAAATCATTTGGTGACATCGTATCAGTACCCTCTCCTTGCCCAATCATACTAGCCCAGTTACCAGCTTTAACTTGAGAATCGTTAAATCCAGTTTTTTCTTTTTGCTTTTGGTATAACTTAGATTGGTCATTGTGTACATCCATATCATCACCATCCCATGTATCAACACCCGCACCCAATTCTTTAAACTTTGGTGCTGCGTAATCCATTTCATCGTTGAATTCTACTTCACCACTATCACCGGTAGCACCACCTTCACCTACAAATACAATATCTCCCCATCTTTCTTTTGGTATTTTAGATTTAACATCATCTAATATATCATCAACCATTGCTGTATTTCCATGTTGTGTTCCATACACAAATCCACCACCTTCCATTTCCATTGTTTGGATATTTTCACCAGATGATTTTCCTTTAAATTGTTGTGCTTTAGATTCAGGATCATTATTAGCAGGTTCTCTTTTTGCCGGTTCTGATGGTTGTTCAGTTGGTGCTTCTTTATTTGCATCTGCTTTTTTAGCTGCTACACCTTGCTCTTCTGCAAATTTGTTACACATTGGAATAGCATCTTTAATATCCATATCTATTACCTGAACCTTCATTGGTATTTGTTTGTCAGGATTTTTTGCGTTAAATGCCGCGATTGCTGCCCATCTATGATGCCCATCAACTACAAACCCATCTCTACTCACATATATCGGTGCAGTGATTGAAGGGTGTTCTGGATTTTCTTCCAAAGCTCCCATCATACCAACTACTTTAGCACCTACCAATTCACTTTGAGTTGCTTTTAATTTATCAGATGGAACTTCAGTTTGAACAACTTTAACTCCTTTTTCTTCTAACATTTTTTTAAACAATGGTTCGGTATCAACTTCACCATTTTTATCAACTGCCATTTCAGCGGCGGGAGTACCAGGTTGTGGTTTGCCTTTAAATTGCGGCATTTCTTCTCTCGGTATTCCTAAATTATCATCACAATACAAGTTGGTACCAGGTACAGTTACATCACATAAGTTAATGTTTGGTGCTTTTTCACCCTTTGCTTTTGCATCCGCTACCATCTGCTGTACCTTACTAATATCGGTATTAAATTGTTCCAAATCTTCAGGTTCTATACCATCTGGTATATCACTATCTCCATTAAATGTTTCGGGGTCAGCTTGTGGCATTTCCTTTGCAACATCTTTAGTATCTATTGGATTAAACCCATCATCTTCTTTTGGTTCTTGCTCTTTCTCTACCTCTTTATCTGCTTCTGCATCTTTTGCTAATTTTGCATTAGCATCTTTCTCTTTATCCATTCTAGCTGCCATTGCAGGGTCTGCTTTTGGGTCAAACATCGCAGCTGCAGCTTTTGCTGGGTCTTCTTTCGGAGCTTCTTCACCACCTTCTTTACCCTTTTCATCTTCCGGTTTTTTTGGTTGCCCTTCTCCACCTAAATCTTGGTTCATCGCATCTCTTTCTGGACTTCCCTCCGGCGGTAATAATTTTTCCGCAGCAACTCTACCAGGAGAATCTTTCGGTAGTCTTAAAAGATTACCAACGATACCATCTTTTGCATTTCCGTCTTTATCTTTATATGATACCTTTTTACTTAATATTGGATTGGAGAATGCTTTATCCGCTTCTACTACATGTTTTTCAGGTGTTTTACCTTTTTCAATCAAAAGATTTTCAACTAAATCATTTTTGATATGAGATAGACCCATTTCAGAAAGTACAATACCCAACTCCTTTACGTGAATTGGGTTCTTTGGGTCAGGCATACCATTTTCAACTCTGTACGCCCATTCATTAAGGATTTCTTCAATTAATTCGGTTATTGTCATGTTTTATTAAAATTTATGGTCCTCGTTTTCGCAAATCATTTCTAATTCATCCCAATGGAATTTTGGTTTTTCATTTAGGAATACAAAACATTTCCATTTATTTGATTTTTCAAAGTAAATGTGTTTTTGTAAATATGACGGGATTGCTGCTCCGGTTGGTACTCTTTTAACAGGGGTATCAAAAAAAACTTTTATCAAAACAGTGATTGGTTCGGTATCATCCCATTTACGGATTTGTTCCTCTAACATTCTCCACTCACCTCTATTAAGATATTGATTTTGCATTATTGAATTTAGATATGAAAATGTCTGCTTTAAGTTCGCTTCATTATCAGAGAATGTTGCTGCAGGAGCTCCATGTCCCTTATCATAAACATTTCCTTTATAATCTTCACCATCTGATGTTTTAATGTTTGGTTCTTTATAGAAATCCATATGACCTCTATTAACGTTTGTTGGTCGGTTTAGGGAACGATACTTAATAATTAAAGGTTGTTCTAACGATTGTGAATAAAGTATATCAAACACTCCATTTTTTACTCTTACATCTGGCAACTGCCCAAATGATACTAAGGAAACTAAAAGGAATGATAATAAAACGAAGATTTTTTTCATATTATAGCATATTTTTGTATATACTATAAATATGTTATTTAGAGGTTTCCGTAAGTTTTTCCCCAACTTGCTTTTATAGGATATCCATCTTCTTCAATTATATTCTTTAACCCTTTAATCAAACTCTTATCCACATCCATAGGTACATCAAATAGAAATGAGTCATAAGTGTATAATTCTAAACTAATCCCACTCCCTTTAATATAATCCAATATGGTTTTCATTTTATCCACATTCATTTCAGTTTCATATGCTTGAAGTAGATAGTTAAATACTTTTTGTGGATTGGATTGTTCTACCCAACTCAATGGTATATGACGGTTCGGAGTTTGAATATAACCCCTTTCCACACTTTCCTTCCAAAACCTATCAATAAAATCAGCAACCTTATCAAAGTATGGTATTTGTCGAAACTCATCATCAATCCCACCATAAAGAAGGCGGAACGTTACACCTTTACCTTCAGCCACATCACATCCATATTGTTCGGCTAACCATTGGTGAACATTAGTTTGTGGTAAAGGAAAATCAATCAACTTACCAATAAGACGTGGGTGATATGAATCGTAATCCATTTGTAAGAATATCCCATCCGCTATTAGGGTATCTCTACTTCCATCCGATTTATTGAGAGCGGCATAGTTCACACCACCATGTCTATTGGATGGTCTTCCCGTTACCGTAAATGGATTGTATTCGGTGTACACTAAGTTATCGGTGGAAAGATGTTTGTGAGCGTGTGGCCATCTATCAATAAATTTTTCCCTATCGACCCGAATTCCGAATTGTTCAATATCTGAAAGGATTGGTAAAAAGATATCATTATACCAATTATAAG